AGTGCCTGCAGTTTTAACCGTGTAGGTTTGTGCGTGGCCAGCAAAAGTAAGAATGTCACCAACAACAAGTCCGTCAGTGCCAGTCATACCGTCGATTGCAACCGAAGTATCGCCTGCTGACAATGCACCGTTAACCAATGGAGTACCAGAACCGCCAGCGGTGTGAGTACGTACTTGGTCATCAGTGAAAATGTCAAAGCCAAACTTACGGCCAATTTCACCTTCGCGCTTAACGCCTGCGTCACCCGCTTCGTTTACGCGCTGGAAGTCTGCCAATGCTAGGGCTTTTGCTTCTGCAGCGAAGTCAAGAACCATACGGCGGTTGTCGCGTGGCGCCAACTGCTCGTTTAGAACTTGGCGTGCCGCTGTTGCTGCAGTTACATCGTTAGTAAACGGTGTAGTACCTGCCGCGCCTGCGAAGCCATAAACACCCTTGTACTTGTCAAGGATGGTGCCGTTAATGTCGTTTGCTAGTGCGCGCACTGCTTCTGACATTTGCATAGGCATAAAGTGTGCGTTGCGGTCAATTTCCACCAACTGCTTGTCGTCTAGGTGGAAGTTAACTTTACGCCAGTTGTTTAGCGAAATCTGCACCTTTGAAGGTGAGCTGTCTGCAGGCGCTTCTAGCACGTTGCTAGGTGTAACGTCTGAAACAGAAAGCGCTGATGGGATCGGCACGTCGATAGTGTCGCCTTTTTGCGCTGCTTCCGCTGAATAGTCCATGTTGATGATGCGTGGCATCACTGCTTGCTCACGGAGTGCCAATAGCCCGCGAGCAAGGATTTTAGGTAAGATGTTGCTTACATTGTTAGCCATCTTTCTCGCTCCTTAAGATTGCAAAGGTTTTGGTTACCAACCAATCCCACCGGGCATTGGGCGCTGCACACCGTGTAGCTTAATCGCCAAGAACAACGCGGCCTTCCGCGATTGCTTCTAGGTTGTTATTCAAGGCATCTTGGTCGAAACGGCTAACGCGTCTGCCTTGTGAACCTGCCCCGCCTGCAGCGCCGCTGCCAGAGGAGGACTTAAACAAATGTGGGGCTTGCTCTTGCAAACCCTCAAACCACTCGACCACGCTAAGCGGGCTGCTACCCTTCTTACCGTAGGCCGGCGTATCGCCATCGTATGCTGCAATGCCGTTGCTTTCAGTGCGTTTCCACACTCGCTTACCACGGTAAAGCACATCTTCGATGGCCTCTGGACGTACGCCATTGCGTAACGCCGCATCTTTTAACTGGTTCTCCACAATCATTGTGTTGAACTGGTTTTCGTATTCGCTTGCCTTGCCGATGGCATCCTGCGCTTCACGCTGCATGGCCTCGAACTTGGCTTCGTAATCTGTGCGCAAACGTTCTGTTCGCTGCGTTAAAAGTTCATCCAGCTTGCCCGCCTCGATCAATTCTTGATCCGCTAGCTTTTGCTTTTCCGCTTTTAGCGCTTTGTATTCTTCTAAATCGACGCCACCAAGCGTCTTTTCCATTTTGCCTAGTTCTTTTTGTAGTTTTATATTGTTATTACGGAACTCGTCAACTGTTGCTTTTGGCACTAGCCCATCAACTTGCAATTCATAACCGTCATCGGTTTCAGAATAAAACTGTTCCAGCCCCGCTGGGATATCGTCTGCATTTTTATAACGTGATTTCAAAGCCATTGTCCTCTGCCTCAATTTAAGCCTGCCCCGCAAACCTAACAGCCACCGACTGTTACGGTATTTATACAGCCAATGGCACTACATGACAAGCAATAATGTCAAGAGTTGCATTGTGTAGCCAATGGCGCTATATATGTTTGCGGGCCAAATAGCGCCCGCCATAAAGGAGTTGACTATGTGGATATGTTTAAAAGACGCATTTTTTAGTATTGTACAGCACGACCAGCAACCAGATAAGTTGCTTGTGCGCGCTAGGTTTATGGGTGACATCGAAAAGGTGTTCGGCACTAACTATGCCGCTGACCACACGCCTTTAAACGATTACCCTTACCGCGCAACAATACCCAAAGCACGGGTTGCCGATGAAATGCACCGCGAGGTGCTAGATATTGATTACGGCAACTTCAAAGCTGAAGCAGACTTTATTGCCAAGACTGATGGCGATAAGCGGCGTTCATCGGCTTACCATGGTATGTGGTCGGTAATGAACACCGAGGGCGACCCCGGCCGCTACAGTCCAGCTAACAAAGGTAGCATGTTTAACCTTGCTGGCCTGCGTTAACCCATGAAAAGCGCCTACACCGTAGCCCCCATTACAAAACGGCAATGCGTGCCATTGCTGCATAATTACCACTACCTTACTGGCCTATCAAAAGGCTTCAAATCTGGTGACAATTATGGCTTGTACCACGGGGGCAAGGCTGTAGGCGTTTGTATTTTTACAAGCTTCCCTGTGCCAGAACTGGTGCAGGGGATGTTTGGTCTTGATCGTACAGACCAAGAAGGCTTTTACGAGCTATCGCGCTTAGTGCTGCACCCAGAGGTACAAGCCACTGAACACAACCTTGCTAGCTGGTTTGTTGCGCGCGCTGTAAAGCGCCTGCGTAAGGCGAACAACGTGCGGGCTATCCTTACTTATGCAGATAACGATTACCACACTGGTACGGTTTATAAGGCGCTAGGGTTTACGTATTACGGCTTAAGCGATGCCAAAAGTGACTTTTTTATAGAGACCGACCCAAGCGACCAGCCCGCGCAGGCAGATTTCTTTGCTGAGCCTGTTGTTACAGACTTTGTAAAGCACAGCCGTGGCCCCGTAAAAGGCTTGGCTGGTGAGTGGCGCCCACGATCACGCAAGCACCGCTTTCTTAAGGTTTATGATAACAGCTTAAATGTGCTGTGGCGCGAACAGCCGTACAATCAGATTGCTTGCGATAGCGCAATGACCGCTGCCGTGTAATCGTGCCCTTCGGCATCTTCTTCGTTCAACATGTTTACGTATGCCATCACCAGCACGTAATCATCTTCATCATCGAACATTTCAAACCTTACATCGCCAGCCTGCCATGGCCCATCGCCCGTAACACGCCCGTCTATTAGGTGTACGCCAAACGTGTCTTGGTTGGTTAGCCAATCTTTTTCAGCCCACACAACGCGCGGTACAGCGGTGTCAACGTGGATATGGCTTACTAGCCTATCGCCGCCTTCCGTAACCGCCTTAATTGGTAAGCGGTTTTTTACTGCCTGCTCTAAATCCATTAGCCTCTACCCACAACAACGTCTTCGATTTTGCGCCCATCTGGCCAGCGTTTAAGCTTGGTTTTTAGGTAATCAATTATTTCTTGGCGCTCGCTGCGATCACTGACAACAATGTACAAAAGGTCGTCAAAAATAGAAAGGCTATCTTTGAAGATTGTTTCGTTGCTGCCGCTGCCAGACGCATCCTTCATGCCCTCAATGGTGGCCTTGCGCTTGCTTAATACAAAGTCTGTTGTATCCGTGCGGCCAAACCTGTCGGCATCGTAGCTAATAGCGTCCATACGCCCCGCTTGGCTGCCCCGCCATACCAAGCCATCTTCGTTCTGCGCCCGCGTTGCCCTGCGCAAACGTGTAAAGAAATACTGGGCGCCACCTGTTTCAATATCGCGCTCTGGCGACATACCCCGTGGGATAATACCGCGGCGCAGCTTATCCATTGTGGGCGCCATGTGCCCGCCGCCCTCTACAATATTCTTTATGGCCGTAAGGTTCGTGCCGCTGTACAGGTTGTGGTACAGCACGTATTCGTTCTTAAACTTCTCCCACTCTGGCCCCTGCAAATCTGGCCTGTACTGCACAATGCGGCCGTGGCCGTTTTGCTGCCAATCCCCAAGCGGGCGGTAACTAGGCAATGCCGTAATGTCCGTAACACCGGCTGCCTTGCTTACTTCGTCGCGTAGGTACTTTAGCTTTTTCTCTTGGTCGGTAAACGCATCAGCTTTTTTCATGCGTGTTTGGAACCAGCTACCTCGCCGCCCGTTTTGTGCTGCCTGCGCGTACAGCGTGCGCACAAGGTACAGTTCTTCGCGGTCTAGTGGGCTGGCACGACTTATATCAATACCTAACCGCTGCATAATGCTTAGCTGCTTTTCTACAGCCACCTTGCCACCACCCGCCGTGCTTAGCTCTAAGCGGTTGCGCAGCGCAGCATCAGCGCGGTCATCCCAGTACCGCACGTTAACGCCATCCACTGTGGTTTCGTATACCGTGCCGCGGTGGGTGTAATCGCCCGCCCCTGCATCATCAAACGCCTTGCCATTTTCAAAGCGGCGCGCATCCCAGCGTGCAGAGCTTTTCTTTGTCCACTTAATAGCACTCGTATCAGCGCCTTTGGCCTTAAGCGCTATGCTGCCAAGTGGCTTAAACATACCCGTAATCTGCCAAACGGCTTTATCGCCCACTGCGTAGTTGTTTACTATTTCCTCAAAACCATCCATCCACGGCTTGTAGTGCGCGTCAAACTTATCCAAATCGGCAACAGTCAAGCGTTTTTCGTTTACCAACGCCACCAATTCGCTGCGCTTTTTGCTTAAGGCTGCATCTGCCGCTGCAATACGGTCAAAGTCCTTACCTTCAAACGCATCGCCCTTCTTGGCGCGCATGGCAATGCCCTTAAGTGCAGTCATAAAGCTGTCGTCAAGTGCATCGGTATCCACGCTGTTAGCCGCTGCCCCTGCCTTTTGCACCGTGCTATTGATCTTGTCGGCTGCTTCACCACGCACCTTAAGGTAAACGCCGCTGCGCACAGCCCCGCTTGCATCCGTGGTTTCGTAAATATGCACCAGTTGGTCTTCAATATGGTCTTTGTCGGTAGCAATACTGTAGCCGTTAATACCGCTATCCTTGATGTTGCGTTCCTCAACGCGGGTAATGCCGCTTTCCACCCGCGGTGTTTCCACCTTGTTAACCTTAGCAAGCTGCGCTTCGTACTTAGCCGCAAGAAAGTTCTTACGCCCTATAAGCACATCGGCCAGATCATCGGCATCATCGCCCATAATGTCCGCAACCATACGCCGTATGTCATCGTCCTTAATGGCAACAATGCGCGCCACGCCTGCGACAATCTGTTCATCGCTAATGCCACCAAACACGTCAGCACCGTTGCTGTTCATGCGGGGGTCGCGCAAGCTGTCCAGTTCGGGCACATCATTGGCGTCAAACGCCTTACGGCCGCCCTGTGCGCGGAAAAACAGCGTGCCGCCTGTATCAATACGAAATGCGCTGCCATCCGCTAGGCGCTTAAGGTTAAGCTGCTTTGGCCCGCCGTTGCCAATAACGTCCCAGTTGGCTAGCCACGCATCGGCAGCAAAGCCATCCGCTGTGCCGCTTAACCCGCCCATGCTGGATGTACCAATATCGTCCACAGCTTCCATGCGGCTTGCAATACCCAAGCGCCCCGCTGCATTTACGCCGTTAATTTCGCCAGTAATAGGCAATAGATCAATATCGGCCGTGCGCACGCCTGCCATCTTGTACAGCTTGGCACTAAGCACTTCCACCTTGGCCGCTAGCTCGTTGTCTGGCGCCTTAATGTAATATTCTTGCCCTGTGCGGTTATGCACGTACTTACCGCCCAAGTTACTGCCGCCTTGGCCGCCAACCTGCTTAAAGTCGGCAAACACAAGCGTCTGGCTATTGTCTGGTTTGGGGGCTGGGGGTTCCGCTGCCGTTGGGCCAATGCCCAGCTTTTGCTGTTTCTTTTCTATGGCTGCCGCTAGCAGATCGTTTTCATCGTCCGTTAGCGCATTTACCTTGGCCAGTTCGCCCTTGGTAAGCGGTTTGTTTTGCGCAAGCTTGGTGCTAACCACGGATTTAAACGCATCAAAGTCAGCCTTGGCTTTGGTGGCCGCTGCCACTGCGTCAACCTTGGCAAGCTGCTCGGTAGCGGTTAGCGCTTGGAAATCCTTTTGCTTCTTAAGGTCAGCATAAACCTTTTTCTGTGTCAGTAGCCCGCTGCCCTTTTGCGCATTGGCGTATGTGTCCAGCTTAACCTTGGCCGCTGCCGCTTGCTGTATTTGCTTTTCAACAAGTTCATCAACAACCTCGTTAAACGCCGCCAGCTTAGCCTTCATGGTTTCGCCCGGTATTAAGCTAGACGGGTTCATGGCAGCTATCACATCGTTGCCAGTTATCTTTTCGTAAGCTTCGCCCTGCAGGGTTTGTTTGCCAGCATTGTCATAAATAAGCTTATCCAGCTTTTGCATGGCAGCCATTTCTGCTTGCACCGCATCTTCAAGCTGCTTGGTCGCTACCTTAGCGTTCAATAGCTTTTGCGCAGTTGTGCCTTGAAAATTGGCAACGCTTAATGGGGTGGGCAGGTTGTAATCAGTTACAATAAGTGGGCTTTTGCTTATGGTGGCCTTGTAGGCTTCTACTGTTTCCTCAAGTTCTTTAACTAGCCCTTTCGCGGCGGCCGCATCGCGAATTTCTGCCTTGGTTTCTGCATCCAAGGCTTTGTACGTTGCCAGTTCTGAGGGTGATAACTTTTTGCCATCGCCAAATTTCTTTTTAATGGTGGATAACTTGGCCGCTACGTCGATTTGCTCTTTGGCCGCTTGTACAAGTGCTGCCTGCTCTTGGAAGGTTTTACCATCCAGCTTGCCCTGCTTTTTCAGCTTATCATAACTTATCTTATAGTTCGTAAAGCCTTTGCCGCCGGCTGCATAGGTAGCCAATAGCTTTTCTGCTTCCACTTCTTTTTTGGCAAGCTCTGCTGCTTCCTTGGCCGCTGCTGCTGCCTCTGCCTTGGCTGCCTGCCGTGCGGCCGCTGCTGCGCGCGCTATGCTTGTCTTACCTGCATCAATAAGCTCTTGTAGCTCAGCTAAGCTTAGCGGGTTGCTGCGCTGGTCTACCAAATCCACAAAGCCAATCTTGCCACTGTTCCATAAGCGCCAGCGCGGTTCGCCAAGCACTTGCTTCTGAAAATCTATAGGCTTGCTTTTGATCCAATCCTCGTAGGTAAACTCAGCGGGCACGTAGCCATCCATGCTGCTCTGCATTTTGCGCCGAATGCCAGCAATAGCCGCTGCATCGAAACCTTGCTTGGCCAATGCAGTCTTAAAGTTTTCCGTAAATTCCTCTGTTTTGGCTTGGGCAACCTTGCCTGTAAGCTCCGACCACTTTTTGGTAATAGGCGTAACAATAGAACGGCAGTTCCAGTGGGCGGGTGGCGGCGACCATTTCTTGTTGTGGCCAATAGGTTTTTTGTCGTTATCCCAACGCAAACCACTGCGCGCCTTACAAATATCGCTAGTACGGCTGTCAAGCGTAGAAAGCCACTGAACACCATTGAACAGGTCGTCATTGGCCTGTATAACTTCATCGCGGGCCGCGTTGCTAACACTTTGCACGCTGGTCCGCACGAGCGCTTCGGCTTGGTAGCGCTTAACGTTCATAATCCCATCTTTGAAATTATTTGCCTGCGAACCACGTACACGCCGCGTAAGGTCTTGCACGCCTTCCCCAGCTAGAATGCCCTCGCGCATTTGGTCTTGGAACCGTTGCTGCAGGTCGCCCGCTTGCCGCGCCCAGTGTTCTTTTTGGGTAGCGCCCATAATTAGGGTGTTGTTTACCAGCGCGCGCAACGTTGTTGTGGGGGGCAAGGTGTTCATAAGCGCTACACCAACCTTTGGGGCGCCCGCAACGCCTTGTCCAACCGCGTTTTGCAGCATCTTGCCCTCTAGCTCCGCAACGTTGGTTAGCGTTTTGCTGTGGTGCTTTTGGATAATGCTGTAGTTTGCACGAATAGTAGCCTGCACGTTCTTAAACAAACGCAATAAACGGTTAGCGCGGGTTTTACCGCCAACCGCTGTAGGGTCTAGGCTGTTTAGCTGCTCCAATAGCTGCCCCTGTAGGGTGCGTAACATGGCGCTAATTTGCTGCACCTCGCTAGCCTTTAAGCGCTCAAGGTTTACTGCATGCGTGATAATGCCATCAGCTAGGCCATCGTTGGCGCCTGTAAGCGCCCCTATCGGGTTTGGTTTTGGTGTTGCCATGGCTTAACCTACTTATGTTGGGCTGCCTTTCGGGTCTTTGATCAGACTGCAAGCTCCCATGTTAATTATTCCACGCTTTCGCGCCTCTTGGATAACGCCACCAAGTTCCGCTTGGCACTGTTCTTCATTTGCAAAGCCATGCGGGCTGGTTACTAATTGGCACGTACTTAATACGGGTGCCGAACATACAATTAAGATACCTACCCACATAGTTTTTCTCCTTTATTTCATGGCCCCAACCCAATGGGTGCAATCATCGTGCGGATCATCATGCGTCTTGCTCGTCTGCTTGCTGTTCTTCGTCATCGGCCAGCTCCATTGGCTTGCCGACTGTTGGTGCCTCGCTACCCGCCAACATGTCCTTCACTTCTTCGATAGTGAAATCTGGGCGTAGTATTTCGCCCCGCTGTAGGTTGTAGATAAGGTCGTCTGTCGGTATGGCACCACTCTGCCATGCAGCCACTAGCTCCCGTAGCTCGCCCGGCTCCATGCGTGTATCCAAGAAGTCGGTATTAAGCTTTACTTCAACCAAGTCTGGGTTTGCGCCTTCCCAATCCGCTATCCACGCTAAGCACTGCTCCAGACCCATGCTACAGCTATTAGCTAAGTTAGCTAAAACGCTGCTTTCACCGCTACTGCGCAAACGCACAGTGTCCGCGGCCTCGACGGCACGTTTTTGATCTTCAAGTAAACGCGCCCCCAACTGTGCCATCATGCCTTGTTTACGGCTTAGGCTGTTTTCTAGGTAGCTTAGGCCAGCGCCCTTGTATTCCAGCATGCCCGCTTGGGCGCCCTCTGGAAGCAACCACATGGCCCCGCTGCCAATAGGGAAGTCACCCATTTGGTCTGCGCGCATGCCAGTGATGTATGGCGTTGGTTGGCTGGTTAGGTAATTACCCTGCTCCAAGTCTGCACTTGTGCGGTAGTGGCTTATATTTACATTGGCCAAGTCGATAAGCGGCGACTTTTCAACTGATGGGCTAAGGTCAGTTGGGCCAAAAAATTGGAACGGTATGTAATCCAACCGCTCCCCACGCTTTGTGGGCGTGTATTCTTCTACTAGGTTATAGGTGTCAATATCGCGTCCTTCCACGAACACGCGCACACGGTAGTAACCTTCTTCGTCTAACTCCAACACGCGGTAACGCTCGTAACTTTCGGTGCCAAAGCCATCGTCATTTACGCGGAATGCTTTTTCGCTAAGTATAATTTGCTCAAGCTTTTCGCTGCCGTTTGTAGCAACTGTACGCCAGTTGGTAATGCTTTCCGCTGGGTAACCGCGTAAGTAAGCACGGCCTTCCTCCTCTGGCGGGCGGTCAACAAGGACACCATAGCGCCCCATCGCAAGCGTTTCCTCTACCGCCCGCTGCGAAAACGTATCAAACGGGACACCTGTAAGCGTAATGTTGTATAATGCTTCCCGCAGCCGGTCGGGCACCTGCACAAAGGGGCGTTTACGGAATACCGCGCCACTTAGGCCAGCTAGGGTTCGGCCGGTTGCACCATAAAACATTGCCCGCGTAATGTACGCCTCGTACTGGTCTGGCAACATGTTTTCTGGTTTAGGCAAGTGCATAGTTGTACTGCCCTTCACTGCATCCTCACCAGCAATACAATCGCGCACGCGCCGCCACTGTGCTTGGTAATCCTCATATTCTGTGTGCTTATCGGTAATTGGCATAGCTGCCCCCTCTAGTAGTATCCACGCACGCGCACCGCGCCTACAACATCGCTGTTAATTGGGAACGTACCGTGTACCAGATAGCCCAAGGCATCCGTCATGTGGTCTAGCCCTGCCGCCTTATCTGGCTGGTTCGTGCCCTCTTTGTAGGTCAAGCCCTCCAAGCTTTTCACAAGCTGCTTGCACCTTGGATGGATAAACAGGCGGTGTTCACCTTCGCTGTTCTCCAACATGGCGTTAACCTCGTTTATGCGGTCAACAACCATAGGCGCGCGGCGGGGTGCGTTAACTGTAAACCCGTAGCGCTCCAAAATCGTTAAATCTGTTTCACCCAGTGCTGCACTTGTGCGCCGCTGTCTGCCCGCTGGGTCGGGGTAAATGGTTATAGCACGTTGGCCATAGTCACCATCCAAACGCCGCGCCATAAGCTCCGTATTGGCGTCTGGCAGCACAATTTCGTCAAATATGTGTAACTGGTCTGCTACCCGCATGCCCAAACACGCGCACATGGGGTTAACGTTAAAGTCCATGCCAACCAATATTTCACCGCCAAAGTCCTGCACTTCGTCTGTTACATGCACTTCGCGTGTAAACGGCTGGTAAACACGGCCTGCTAGCGTTTCAAAGCTGGCCTCAAACTCTTGCCTAAACAACCGCGCATCCATTGTGCGGCGCTGCTTGTCTATTTCGGCCTCTGGTACAATGCCTGCCTCAAGCGTGGTATTGCGGAAGCACGCCCAGTCATCTTCCTCATGGCCTTGCTGCCACAAATCGTAAAACCAGTTGTAACCTTTAGGCGTGCCGCTAAACATGGCGCTACCCTGCCTATCGGCCAACGCAGGCGATAACACGGCCTCCCATACTTGCTGGCTCATGTCTTGCACTTCGTCAAGCACAAGGTAGTCGATACCCACGCCGCGCAAGCTGTCTGGGTTATCTGCGCCACGCAACGCAATGGTGCTGCCGTTCAGTAGGCTAATAGACATGTCCGTTTCATTTGGTATGCCTTTTTGCCGCCCGCTGTTAAGCACAAGCTCTTTCATTTCTTGCCACATGATCTGTTTGGCCATGCGGTAGGTAGGCGCCACGTACCAACACCTACGGTTAGGGTGGTTGTTGGCTTCTACAAATAACTTTGTACGCGCTAGGTGCGTTTTGCCACTACGCCGCCCAGCCACATTAACAACAAACCGCGCATTAGAACTAAATACGCGGCTTTGTGGTGGTGTTAAATTTATCCGCACCGTTGGGTCGCGCTCTACTTCTTCGCGCCCCTCCACATAATCGCGGAATGCTTGTGCGGCAAATTTGTTCATTGCTCGGCCGCCTTATCAGAAGTGGTAACAATAACGGCGGGCACTTCTTCGTGCGTGACCGTTTGTGTTTCGCGCCAACCCTCACGGCACTTTAACCAGAACATAGTCATAGCTGGGTGCTTACCGCTTGTAGCCATGGAAAAAGCTTTAGACATAACCGTAGCCCCAGCGGAACTGCCCCCCACCTTTAGCTCATCGCCAAAATACTTAAACAAAGTGGAACGGCTGAACCCCATAATGTCGCAAATGCCCTCAGCGGTCATGCCAAGGCCACTTAATTTGGCAACTTGATCGCGGTCTTTTTGGGTGGCCTTATAGCTCGGCCGACCCCGTTTTTTGCGTTCTTCCTGTGCCTTTTTGGTTTCGCTCTGATCTGCCATGTCTTTTATAGCGTGTGTTTATTCGCCCTTGTTGTTTGCCTCTACGGCCGCCAGCACTTCTTCGATGCTTGCAACCCACTCACCACAACCGCATTCAACCTTTTGCACTGCTAGCGGCCGCTCTTCGCCTAGTATTAAGCGGAAATCTGTCCTTCCGCAGTTACACTCCAGCAAGTATTCTGGTTCTGGAAACTTAACTACATTGTTGTCCTTAGACATATCACCCTCCTGTAGCCATTGGCAATACTTTTGCTTCTTTTACGTACTTTTCGTACTTGACTATTGCCAAAAACCGCCTCAATGTTGATCCACGATCTTATGTCACGATGGATTTTGTTCATTTACTCCTCATATGACTACCGCCCTTCGGGGCGGTTTTCTTTATGGGAATAGGGTTCTTTTGGTAATTCTCAGCAACCCTTCTATTACTTGTTAACAGCACTAAACGCCCACCTTTATCGTACAGGCCATATTTTGCGCGGCTTACCTGCACCAGCTTCATTCACCATCTGCCTTGGTTCTTTCCAATTAACCACAACACGAAACCCATAATCATTACGCCTATTGCTGCAGCCAATATACCGACAGTCCATTCTATAATTTGGCGCTTAATTTCCTCCTTGCGGTAAAGCTCTTCCTTACGCTGCTTACGCATTTGTGCTTCTATGTGTAGCACCTCCTCCCATGCGCTTGGCCCATAATGCCACGAAATAAACGCCTTTATTTCCTTGCGCATGTTTTCCATTTTTTTCTTTTGCGCAAAAATTTCGATTGCGGTTTCTTGATCGCTGCCTCCAAATTTGTACCACGGGGGGTTCTGCGCCTTATCCTCCGCGTACTTAAAATCACTAAATGCCTTGCCCCATTGGGACAACTGCCCTGTCATATCCTGCAAATCTCGGCCGACTGCTATGCCTTGCTTAAGCGCGTTAAAAGCGCTGGTGGCCAGACCAACTGCCGTAATTGGATCTATCATACCATCACCCCACATTTTCCCTTGCATAGTAGTGCCATTGGCACTATATTAGGGATAAGCCAATTAACCCAAGGAGCTTGATATGAAATACACTGAGTACTGCACACTGCCCCATGAAGTAGAAATTCGCGACACCGCCGCGTACTTTAAAGCCGTTACATTTGCTGGGCGTGGCAAATACGAGCGCCACCAGTTTCCCGACAAAGAACAAGCTATAAAGTTTGCTTGTGCGAACCCCCGCCACCGGCCTTGGGGCATTTATGCTATTACGGCTGAGGGACGTGACGCCCACATAGGCAACGTTGCATAAATTACAGTAAGGGCCACCGGCCCTTATTTTTTTCCTAGCTTCTTCGCCAAACGTTCTTTTTGCTTGGTTGCCGAAGCTTTTAGTTTCCTTACATCGTCATAAGTTTTGGGCGTAGGTGCTGCCCAACGCTTAAACTGCATTGCCGCTGGCGTAGGGTCGCCATCCTTATCCTTTAGCGGCTGCCGTAGGCTTAGCACTTGCGTGGCCTTGCGGCTTATAAATTTGGCGCGATCATATTTATCCTTGTCGCTTGCACCGCTTACTTGACGTACGGGTTTGCGTACACTTCCCCCAGAAGCGTTGTGCGCTGCCATGTTTTTATTGGTCCGTTTGTTATAACGCTCCCACTTCTCCTTTGCTGTTAACTTTTTAGCCATTGCCTTGCTCCGTAACGTTAAAGCGCAGGTTTTCATGGTCTGGATACGTAACCACTACTGGCCCCTCTGGGCACCCATAGTTTATGTATGCAACCAGCGTTGCTTCACCTGTTGCCACTGCGCTTGGTTCGGCAAAGGTAAACGTGTATGCAAACGTATCGACACGGTTATTGGCTGGCCCCATAAACTTAGTAATGCTGGGAATGCCTTTGTGTATAATGTACTCGCTATCGCGCACATCCAATACAAAGTCCTCAACAGTGCAATCGTCGCGCAATTTTTCTCGCGCTACAGTTACCTTGTATTCGCCCGTAGCTGGCCCGCTGCTTACCTCGAAATGCTCGGGCGCCCATTCCAGTATTGGTTTATCTAACCACCCTAACTTAGTGACGGCCGTGTACCCGCCGCCCACAAGCGCTGCAGATGCCGCTAGCAACTGCACAACCGCTGTTAACTTGGGTACTTCTAAATCCATCACCCATACGCCTTCATCTTATCGCCACGCTTTGCTTCATTCACCACAAAATGGGTAACTGCTAGCTGCTTCGACAACTCCACCACCACTGCACCGGGATCGCCTTCGTTACCGCACGTAAACACATCCACGGCCACAAACCCTTCTTCTGGGTATGTATGCACCGCCATATGGCTTTCAGCTAATATCCAAACCGCTGTCACGCCTTGCGGCACAAACTTGTGCGCCGTAACCTTAACAACCGTCATATTGCTTTTA